TTTCTTATCTTTAATACACTGCTTGATGTATCTACCCATAATTGATGGGCAAATGTAGTTGATGGTTCAGTTGCTCCACTATTGACTGTTGCAATAGCTAAAAGAGCATTGTTTAAATCTGCCCTAAAGTCTGCACCTGACTGGTTTGCTATGTTGTAATCGTGTTGTGCCATAATAAAATCCTATTTTATATATCTTAAATCATTCAGGGATAGTTGGAAATATAACATCAGTAATATTATCATCTGAGTTGTATTGTGAAGGTAAATCCCTTAATGCTTGTCTATATGTTGCCCATGCTTGTTTTTTAGTTTCAGATAAAGGACTATCGTTATTTTGCGTCCAATCTGATTTTGCTAATAATGAATCTCTAAATCTTCTTATTTGTATTTTTGTATCTTCTGCTGGTTTTTGATATGCAACTACTTCATCATCAATACATTTATATTTTTCAATATCGTAATGACCTTCTACATATCCATATATAGAATCATCTAATGTATTCATTTCATCTAAAGTATTTACTGACCTATTTTCAATAATAACTCCATCAGATTTTTTATATACACTTATTTTTATCATCTATATAAACCCTCTACTGTAACTGTAGCCTTAAAACTACCACTTAAATCTAATGCACCAGCATAAGCATGAACATATCTTGTAACAGATGCAGTTGTTGATGTAGTTATTGAAAATATAATAGATACACTTAATGGAATATGTGAACCAATATATTCATAACTTTCTCCTGTAGTCCAAACTGTAGTTGCACTTGAACTTGTTGACATACCAATAGTTAAATAGGTTGTATCTGTACCACCACCAGCAGGACTACCTGTTGGTGACATATCTACAGTTGCAATAAATTGCTGTGTAGTTGCAGTTGCAGTAGGTGGAACTGTAATAGTTATTGGCGTTGATAATAAACTTGATAAATTACCAGTTGTGCTATCAGAATTTCTTAATTGATAAGTATAGAAACTACTTATTGGTGCTCCCAATACAAAGTAAGTAGCTGAAAATGTGCCAATAGAACCTTTAACTGCACCTATAGAATCTGCATTAGCATTAGTATTAACATCAAAATTACCAAGTATTAAATTGCCACTTCCATCAGTATCAATAGTAACATCATCTATTTGTAATAAATCTGCATTTAAACTACCAGTTGTTATATTATCTGCATTTAGATTAGTAACTGCTACGTTAGAAGCATTTAATGTTCCTGTAGTTACATCATCAGCAGATATAGTTCCAAATACACCTGATGCAGAAGTTAATGTTCCTGTAGCTATATCATCTGCAACTATAGTATTAGCTGCTATATTTGCTGATGTAATTGTGCTTGCTGCTATTTCAGATGTAGTTATAGTTCCAGCTACAATTTCTGTAGCTGTTACTGCATTTGCAGCAATACTATCTTGATTAACAGCATCAGTTGCAATTAAAGCATTAGTAACAGCATCATCAATGATCTTAGCTGTAGTTACTGCATCATCTGCTAATTTATCTGTTGTAATTGCACCATCTGCAATATCTGCTGCAACTGTTGGCTCATCTGCAACAGTAAATGTTCCTGTTGCTGGAAATCTTGCTGCTGATGATTCACTTCCTAATACATTTAATGAAGTAATATTAGCGACATAAGAACCTTTAGGTATAAAGTTTAAATCTACAGAAGTTACATCTACTATTCTATTTAAAACCTGATTATCTGAATCATCTACAATATTAACTCTATATTGATAATCAGGAAAATCTGTTGGCTCATCCCAAGATAAAAAAGGTCTATTAATTGCACTTGCATCTGTATCAGTAAAAGTTATATTAGTTGGAGCTTTAACTGCATAAGCAGAAGGTAAATCAGCTAATTCTTCAAAATCTTCTTGCGGTGGCACTTCCCATGTATAAACATCAAAGTATTCTATTAAGCTAACTGCAACCAAACCATCTGACTGTAATTCTAATGCTTCAACACGACAAATTTTGCCTGAGAATCCTAAACCTGTATAAGTTAAATCTACTATATCTCCTACATTTAACTTATACATTTCAGGAGTACCTAAGAATTGCATAGTTGTTTGATTTCTGCTTCTAACAAGAATAGCTTTACCCATGTTATAAGCTATATATGGGTCAGTTATATATGGGAACTCAGCCTTTATTTCTAATATTTCATCATTATCATCAGAGTAATATTCAGGAGTTGCATCATGTAAAACTGTAGCTGTATCTAATTCATATTTTTTATTAGCATTAAAAAATTCAACTATAACTTTATTTGCTTTTTTATCTTTATTACCATAATCAACTGATATACCTGCATCAGAAATAATATGGTCATCGGTAATACTAAAGCTAGATGTACCTGTATCTTCTATAGATAATTCATATTGACCATTAATATAAAGAAAAATACCTCTCATGTTAGCAAGAAGCTCTTTAGCGTTTTCCATTACATTTTTATTTGTGTCTAAATAGCCATGACAATGAAATCTTCTTATTTTAGCCAAAGAAGTACCAGTTTGTTCAGCATAAGTGGCTGATAAAGTAGAATCAAAATAGATAACTTGTTTTACACCTTCGCCATAAATATGTCGTCTCTCAACTCCTATAATAGTTACACTATTCAAAACAACATTTCCACTAGAATCTTCTAAAGTAAATAACTCACCTACTTTGTTTTGCCACCATCTAAGACCACCACCACTTCCTGCTGGAATTAATATAAAGTTAGTTCCTGAAGTGCCACTCCAAGTAAATGATTTTTCAGTACCACTATAATAAGGGTTATCTTGTAAAGCATCTGCTGTATTAGCAGCAGAACTAAATGTTGACATATTAAGTTGTGATGCAGTTAAGCCTTTACCATATTCGTTATTAGATATGTAATCTAAAAAACATAAAGCTGGATTATCTGACCATTCATAAGTAGAAGGAGTTCCAAATGTTTGCCCTGAGTCTCTTGGGTCATAAACCTTCTTTCCTCTTACTTGTACTGTTAATTGTGGTACGCCTGACCACATTCCATGTCTTTCCCATTGGTAATGAGCTGCTATATAAGCAACACCATTTAATTTATGTGCTGAAGTCCAATTAGACATTGAAGCTACTAGCATTGGGTCTGCTGTTTGTGTTGCAGCACCATGATGTAAATTCATAACATATCTATATTGAGATGTAGGACTGGTACCAAATCCACCTGCACCAGCATCAGTCACTCCAGCACCATTTTGTGAAACAGTATTTAGTGATCCTGCACCTGAAGATATTTTATCTGAACCAACATAACCGCCTTCAGTAAATCTTGCAGAGTCAGTCAATTTATTTCCATCTAATTCTATAGTCCTTCCAAGTATTTCCTCACATTCTCCTATTGCTAAGGCATAGACAACATATAAATCTCTTGAATCATTATTATGTGTATCCATGTAGATAACTTGAGCACCAACTCTTCTTGTACCATATATAACAGGAATCTTTCCACCAGCAGAGGTTTTATTAGCTAAGATAACTTGACCTTGCTGTTGCATATCTTTCATCTGTCTATAACCCTTAACACCAACTGCTAAAGTTGTTACAAACATAGCTGTTTGAACTGCTGTGCTAGTTAAAAAAGCACCAACACTTGTAAAAAAACTAACTACTGCAGACCAAAATGGCATTATAAACCCCACCTAACATCTTCTTTGACTTGAGTAGCAAATTCCATTCCTTTATCACCTGAACTAAATGACTGTTGTGATTCATCAGAAAAATGCCTGCCTTTTGTTAAATTCCAATTTGCCCAATGACTAGCAACAGTCATATTTAAAACAGAAGCATCAATATTTTCATTAATAGATATATTTCTAATTTGACCTGTAAAATAATTTATTGCACCTACAATAGTTTCATTAGAATCAAAATATGCTAAATATATGTCTACTTCTTTATCAGTAAATGCACCATCTTGAACTAAAGACCTAACTTGATTTGTAATATTAGAAAAACCTATATTAACTTCATTAACTTGTAATTGACCTGTTTCAGTTGTTGAATCAACAGTTAAAAAAGAACCACCAGCTTCATAGCTATTAGAATCATAGGTAACATTAGAATACCAATCAGTTAATCTGATAGTAGATGATAAATTAAGCTCAACTAGAAAAGCTGTCTTAGTTGCTGTTGATG